TTGTAATGTAGATATAGATAAACATGTATTTGATATTAAACAAGAGGTGGTTGCAAAGAGTGGATTATTCATTACGAAGAAACGATATGGATTACGAATCATCAATGATGCAGGTCGTAAAGTAAATAAGATTCATGTAAAGGGATTAGATACGGTTCGTAGTAACTTTGCAGTTGCGATGAAAGAATTGTTGGGTAATGTATTGGATGATATACTGGCAGATGTTCCAAAGGAAAAGATTGATGAAAGGATATCATTGTTCAAAAGAAATATGGAATCACTTCATTATGATGTAATGGCAAATCCAATCGGTGTAAAGGGTATTGGTAAGTACGAGGTTGAAGAAGAAGACTCACCATTCAGTACATACAAAAAGGGATGTCCTGTACATGTAAAATCTGCAATCAATTATAATTCATTATTAGACTATTGGTACGAGGGTAGAAAGTATGAAAGGATTACTAATGGTAGTAAAATTAAATGGGTGTACTTAAAGAACAATGAGTTTGGATTTGATACAATAGGTTATAAAGGTTATGAAGACCCACCACAAATATTACAATTAATTAAGACACACATAGACCATGATAAAATGTTTGAACAGGCAATGAGTAAAAAGATTGGAATGTTCTACCAAGCATTGAGTTGGGAAGCAGTGGTAGATAAACAACAAAGTATTGAAAGATTTTTTTGATTTTGAGATTTCTTGTATATATGTATATATATACGGATTATTAAATAATAACTATTAACAAATTGGAGACAAAAGGTTATGAATAAAAGTAATTTACTTCGCTTTATTAACAAGTATTCACTTGGTGGCGAAATTAAATCAGTAAAATGGACATCCAACGGACAAAAGTTATCTACACGATTCATTAGTGGGGATAAATCTTTGGTTGGTTCAGTAGTAGTAGACAACTTTAATGATGTAGAGGCATCAGAAGTTGGGGTGTATAATACACCACAATTAGTATCTTTATTATCTATCTTAGGTGAAGATGTAGATTTTGGTTTACAGAAGATGGGTGATAAGTTTGTAAGTGTTGATATGAAAGATTCACAGCATGGTACTAACACAAAGTATATGTTAAGTGATTTATCAGTTATACCAACACCGCCAGAACTTAAAAATTTACCATCAACATTTGAATTAGAATTGAAGATTGATAGGTATTTCATTGATACATTTATTAGTGGTAAAGGTGCGTTACCTGATACCGATACATTTACTATTATTGCAAA